GAAGTCGTCTTCCAAGAGTAAATCCCATAATGGTTCAGTCTCCATTAATTTTGTTAAGTGCGCACGATTTTTCACTTTTTCGTACACACTTACATTTAGAAAATCCAGTTTAAAATAACCTCTTTGCTCAGCAGTCTTGTAGTCGATAGTACTTATCCCTGTTATAGGGTTATAAGGTATCTCCGTAGCATATACACCGGTATTATGTTTTTTACCTGGCTCTAACATGGCAACTCTGTGTTTTAATTTTGCCAGGGCTACTGTTCTATCTGCAAAGTCTATATCAATATCTGGCATTATAAATCCGATTCTTTAACTACATCCTTGACCAAGGCAATATCAGCAGGAAGTTTTTTAAATTTGCTAACCCAAAATTGTGGATCTATAATACCCTGGATATGTGCCAGTTGTTCATCACTAAATTTGTTCAACATGGCTTTGCCGTTTGCACTGTTTAAAATTAGCCACGGACTAATTTTTCCATCTTTAATATCATAACATGCTCTGCTAAGGCTAACATACAAAAAATAATGATTCCATTGTGCGTTATGTGTGTCAGCCCATGCCATCATCGTTTGGATCGATCTTTGGAGGGCGGTTTCGACGGTTTCTCTTCTGATGAGGTCGGCGACGTAGAGTTCGTAGAGTTCGTCTCTGCACCAGTGGTCAAGTTTAACCCCACTAGTGATGATATAATTTGTAAACCTCTCTGGGTAGAGGGGATTAACATTACTAACGAAACTACCGAACTTAATAAAAGCGTTATAATAAGGACTTTTACAAAAATCTTCATAAGTTTTTTCCTGTTTGCTGTTTGGCTGCGCTTGTCGATAAAATTTTTGAAAAGCATCAAACGCCAGTACCACATGTTTTTCATTACGTGCCAGTGCTCTACGTTTTTGCTCGCACACATGCACAAACAAAGTCTTCTCTTGCATGAATCCTTTACCACAGTAACCGCATGTATAAGGTTGACTAACTAAGGCCATCATTTAAGTTTCTTTGCAAGGGTTGCTTCATCCATTCCGTATTTTCTACCAAGTTCTTTTAAATCTTTATCTGTAGAAAGTTCTGCTAATAATTCAAGCTCATCTATCTTACGAGTTGGATATATTTCTTCTAAAAATTTTACTTTCTTCCCGCCGTTACCCGACTTCTTTTTATTGCCCAGCCACTGATGAAAAAATACAGTATTACCGTTATAACTGCACATACACAACAACTGCCATAATAACTTAGGATGCTTTTGTAAAGTATTCCAGTTCTTATTGAAAAATTCATTAACAGTTAGTACAAAGTGTTCTTGTATTTCTCGTTTTTGTCCCTGTACATTACTAACATATCTGTTGAGAATAAAGAATTCACTTTTTAGTGCTTTTTGCTGATCGGCATCCATGGCATCCCATAATTCGCGAACGTTTTGATCTACTGCCGCAAGTTTTTCTTTAAGCTCTACTTTTTCACTCATACTTTATCTTTACTAAGTTTGTATATCATTATAGCACGATCTAGAGCTTTTTGTAAAGTCACATTGGTACGTGCTTCTCGCCGAATTTCACTCCACATTTTATCATCCATTATATGATCGCGTAAAGGCCTGCCATCGTTAGTACGGGGATCGTAGTTCCAACCAATTTCTTTTCTCGTACTTGGGTCAGCGCCAAATTCACGAGCATAAACAGTTCCTTTATCACGCTCGTAAATATAATTTGCACCTGGTTTAAGATTGCCCATTTAAAAACTCTTGCTTAGGTACCAGTACAGCATCAAATGCCAACACAGTTCGATATCCAGTGCCCTTCCACGGATAAACAGCATGCGGTATATGACTAGGAAACACTACAAATGTTCCCGGAGTGCCTTCGTATTTCCAGCCATCATGCATGACAAATTTAGTTAAGTCTTTGGGCTGTGGCAATCTAAAATAAATGTTGCCGTCTGTTGGAGTACTATCATCATTATACTCTGGCGCAGTTATATAGACATTGCCGCTGATATGACCGCCCGGGTGATGGTGCATGGCTTGATAGTCGCCTTGTGACTGTCTAATAGTCCAAATACTCACAATTTTGGGATCTACATATTTTAATTCTTCTGCACCTGATTGAGCTGATACCAGCTCCATATATCCACGACAGGCTTCTTCGAACCACTTGATTAACCATGCAATATCAAGATTCAAATCGCTAGGCAGCAGTTGTATTTGGTTGCCGCCACGCACACTCAACAGGGGATTATCAGCTTCATTTAACTCTGGATGCTGATGTGCTGACTCTGTTAGATTATAAATTTTACTAAATTCAACAGGGGGCACTGTGTCGGAAAGTATTATAGTTGGTTGAAAATATGCTATTTTTAATGTCATGATGTATCCTTATAATATTCTATCTAATAAAATAATTTCGTTCTGCCTAGCAATTTCTTTTACAAAATATGCACATTCTGGTTTTGCCCCGTTGGTCAATGGTGTTGCTAATAGTTGTGCATTTTTCATCTTGGGAAAATACCATTTGACATCATTATAAAAATTTATAATTTCAATTTTTTTAAATTCAACTCTAAAACTACTTAAAGGATTAAAGATTAATGCATCAAACCCTCTATCGTTTAAACTGGTTAACGGCAATATCTCTATGTCGCTGGCCGCACTGCTATCGCCTACTGCAATACACCAATCGATGGGCATGGTTACTTCATCGTCTCCAATTCTCAATACCATTGCAGGTGCATTGAAACTTTCTAGAAAAATTAATGGCATAAAAAAGAAATCAGGCTCTTTTGGATCACTGTTATCTAACACTGCGAATCTGGTATTTTCGTCCACTTCGTCTGGTAAGTTGTTTAGAGAAAACGTGTGGTTTTCTAATGTCAATATATTCATAATTTATTTCGTTTATCCATAATATTTCTTATTTTTTGATAACCGAGATTAAAAGAATGTTGCCAGCCGGCGAATTTATTTGTATAAACATCGTCAGTCATAACTTTTAATTCTATCTCACAAGAGAGCTCAGTTATTGGGATCATGTGTAGTAACGCATCTCCCGGTTTAATTTTTGTTACATAGTTATTTTTTTGTATTTTAAAAAGAGTGTTTACATTAGCCTGATGGTTATATCTGAATTCTACTATGCCTGGTATTGTTGTATATTGTTGTGGGTCTTGTTGATTCCATGCGGGTCCGATTAACATCCATTTGAGTGGAGTATCACACCAGAACCACCATGGGTTATGTAATTTTACGTTAGTGTATCCTGGCCATGCACCGGGTGCTTCTTCGTCAACATGATGCTGGCTACTATGCCCTTGTAATTGTACAACAGGGCTATCTATTAAGGCTTCTCCAGTGGGTGTTACAGTTATGTCGTACTCGCCCCATGAAGGAATAATAAATCCTGTACTGAACAAATCTCTAATTCCAGCACAATGTTTAACAGTATTATATTTGGAATATTCTTTGGGCAAATTATGATACCATTGAGGCAATGCCTCTTTAGCCGTGGTGATTGGAAAGAAATCTATCAAAGATCCAGTCGGTGCGTATGCTTCGATTTTTATAGTTTTCTTTTTAAACATCATATTATTTTTGCCAGTCAGTTTTTTCCAAAGTAAATGGATATTTGGCTTCTTTGTAAAACTTCTTTCGCTCTGTGAGGTGACGTTTAGCAAATTTACAAGTGCTGGTAATGTCCCAAATTTGAACAAAATCCTTGTCTTCAGCTTTTCTTATGCCGCGGCCAATGCTTTGGATAACACGGACAAAACTTTTTCCGGGTTCCAGAAGAACCATATTAAAAATCCTAGGGATATTAATACCAACAGCCGCGACACCGTAGGTTGCAACAATAATTTTGTTATCGCTAGTTTTAATTTCGTCATACTCTTCTTTACGGTCTTTAGTTTTTACTTCTCCTGATACAAATACTGCTTCTGGTAACTCGTTTATTAAAAATTTTCCTGAATCAATTCTGTTAACCAACACCAATGTATTGCCAGTAAGTGATATTTTTTTAATTAACTTTGACAGATAAATCATTCTGTCATCATCTGTAACAAGATATTTTAATTCTTCTTGATATGTTCTAAATTCTGGTAAATCTATGAGTTGCACAACATTTACATGGCAAGTAGATAGCACTCCCATTTCTTGTAATTCGTGTGCCTTAATACCGCCTACAACAAATCCTAAACTAGCAAAAATAGGTTGTGCTTCAAAGTCGCCTTTAGGAACTGTGCCTGTTAATCCCCAACGTATAGGAGCATTGCACAGATTTTGCGTTAGTAAATTCTTTAATACGTCGGCTTTTGCCATATGTACTTCATCGACAATGACAGTTTTAACTCCATCAAGAAATTCTGCTAATGTAACAATTTCGTGTTCGTGAGCTTTAGACTTTTTATCTAAAAAATTAAGACTTTGCCATGTGCAAATAGTGTGTGTCTTATTAAGATCCTTGCGATCTCCATAATAAACACCAACATCTAAACCAACTGCAATAAAATCTTCTTCTGTTTGTTCTACTAAACTTTTATTAGGAACAATCGTAATTGTACGTCCATATTTTTCTGCTAGTTGGCTCAAAGTTGCAGTTGTAATTGTTTTGCCTGCACCGGTCGCAATTTCTTGCAGTGCTTGAGTATTGGTTAAAAATGTGTTTATTGCGTCAACTTGATAATCGCGCAACATAATAGGTTGTCCTTCTTGTTGATGACCTTTAGGCCATACTTTGCCTTGGTCTGCCCAGTATGTTTCAGTCACAGGTTCAAACTCAATCCGGGGAGTAGTGCGTAAATCATCTAACTCATCTACACTGACATCCATGTTAGACAGCACTTCAAGACACTTTTCTAATTGGCTAAGATAACCGTTGCCACCTAGTCCAAACATACTAACTTTGCCGTCCCAACGTCCTAACTTATAAGCAGGTCGATGACGTGCAGTAGGGTCTTCGTACTTAAAAGTGTTAGCCAGTTTTTTACGAGCTTCTAAACTCAAGCCTTCGAATTTAATGTTAACTTCGTCTCGGATAATTAATTTTACGGTCATTTAATTATGAATCTTTTTTCTAATAAACTGGGTTCGTCTGCGTATTCTATTATTAAGTCACAACAGTTAGTATACACTGAAGTCTTACCATGACGCAACCCCATCTTTGTATCTAAGGCAATTACACTCATAGGACGCCACGCATTTTTTAGGAAAAATTTGGGGATTTTTCCACTACTTACAACTCCAACTATTAAGTCTTCGTCTAGGTGTTTGTTGTACTGATTGTCGGCAATTACACTATTGAATTTTTTACCTAGCTCATCGTTGGGCAATCTAAAGTAAATTCCCACGTTCTTATCAATACCTACTTTTTTCATAGATTTTGACAAATTTTCAAGATTTTCAAGATTCTTGTTATTGATAATTGTATCAAATACAACTAACAATGGCATGCGTCGTAATTCTATTAAACTAGATAACACTTCATCTAACGAGTGTTGATTTTTGTCGATCCAAATTTTAGTACCAGTACGATTAGCGATATTTTCGGTCAAATTTTCACCGAAATTTCGGGGTTTTTCAGTGGTGTACTGGTAGCGTATACTTCGATCATTAATGATGTTCTGATCGATATCAGTATCAATGCCTAAGTCAGCAGTAATCGCTTTTTGAAAATTAGTGTGTGTGATGTTGGTAATAAGGAACCGGTTTTCGACCTCAGTTTTTGACCAAGATTTTATGGTCTCATAGTGGTTTTTTATAGTACTGTCAATGTCAAAGCCTAGTGGTGCTAACGTTTCATAAATTTGAACAATATTTTGTTCAGTTAGGTTAGCACTCCACTGACCATCACGACCAGTATAAATTAGGCCGGTCACAGATTTCGCTAAATTTTGCAAAATTTTGCGAATTTCTTGGTTATATGTAATTTCGATGAAAATCTCGAGATCTTGCTCTTCGTTCTTTTTTATAAACAATTTTTTTAACTGTTCTATCTGACGAAAACTTCGAGACCACGTTGGAGTGGCGATTTCTTGTAAAACCTCGTCCTTAAAATCTGGCAATTTTTCGGAATTTTCCCGAAGAATTTTGATTATTAAGCGACCTTGGTTTTCAGTTACAAACAACCGACTGCTGATGGCCGCCGATAAATTTTTTAACACATTGCAATCTCTGGCAGGCAGTATTTCTTCTATTGGCTTAGAGGAAAAATTTACAATTTTTAGTAATAAATTATCTATTGTCATTATTAAGCAAGTATACGCTAACTTATATCAAAGGTCAACCGGTTAGAAAAAAATAGGCCTCAATATTATTTAAGGCCTACGGTCAGTATTTTGAGTAAATTAGTTAGATGGATGCATCTTCCATTCCAGCAACACGTAATTTTACAATATTTGTAATTTGCCATTGTTTCTGGTCAAGACCTTTAATAACACCTAACCACTTGTTACGAAGCAGAGCAAATTCGTTGATAATTTTTTCCATATCAACAACATCTGCTTCGCCTTCAACATAACGTTCACAATCTCTACTGCTAAGAGCACGTTGATAGTTTTCAAGATACTTTCTAAAAAAGCCGCT